ATTAAAAAGTAGAAATAATAAATATGCTGACTATCCAACCACTCTTATTGAAAAAGCCAAAATATTCACAGATAATATTATATTCTTATTTAATTTTACTGATGGACTTTATTATATTAGATATACTGAAAAGAAATTCTCTAAATTTGAATGTAAAGAGTTCTGTAGAAATAGAAGAGTAGATTATATAGATAAGCCTAGACCATATTACTATATACCTATTGAAAAATTAAAAAAGGTAGAGATACCATCAACAGCCCCGCCCGCTATCATCATCTAATTTATATAACTTTCTAAACTTATATAAATGTGCTTCTATTTCAGAACTAGTCATTTGAATCCAAACCTTATCTATTTTATTAATATCTGGTTTGATATATTTTGGACTCTTCCAATGTTCTAAACATTTTTTATTTAGTTCATCTATTAACTTCTTAGTAATACGATTAACTTTCATTAATTATTAATAAATATAAGAAAATTATTAGGATATTTACAAGATTATTATTAGATTTTTAATAATAATAATGAAAAAGATATTTACAAGATATTTAATCTTAATAAAACAGTAATAATACCGGTATTTTTAATAGATATATCATAGTAAATATCTTTTAGATGTTTATTAGTAAATATTATGTAAATATTTATTAAAAATCTTGTAAAAATCTATCAAATTATATTTAAATGGTATTTTAAAATTACATTATTATATTGATTTTTGTATTGGTGAGATATTTCAATATCATTATTAATTATTTCTTTTAATTGTTTTATTTCTTTACCCTGTTCTAATATTTTCTTTGATAATTTATATGTATCTTCTTCTGATAAAGTTAGACTATGACTTAGATTCATTATTTTTTGTTCTAATTCAAATATTTTAAAATTTACTTTATTATCTTCATTTTTTATCCAAAAATATTTTTTTTTACATTGGGGACATTTATCACATAATTTAATACAAGTCTTACATAATTGTAAAGAACAACAACCGGCATTTATTAATTTAAATTGTGGAAAATCTTGATAACAAATATTACAAGTCATTATTATATATATATTATATATAAGATTTTTATATTTTTTAATCTGTAAAAATCTAAATTTAAATATCTAAAAATATAGATTAATAATAAAATATAAAAATTATAAATCTTTTTATCTATTATATTATATATATATGTCTTATCTAGGAAACTTAAACAGTACTCAACCTATTCATCAATATCTTGACATTAATATTGTGAATAATGACACTATTGGTGATAAAGCACCTGTTAAATTAATATTTAATGAAATTAGAAGCAATCCCATTATTCAAAATCCATCTGAATATTTTTTCACTATTGCCCGTTTCTCTTTAGAAACTCCTTCATTACCTTTAATGATACCTCAAGTTCAAATTGGTCAAATTGACCCCAATAAATTAGTGTATTCAATTACATTGACTTATAATTCCCCAGTTAATGGTATTACTTATGAAAAACAAAACTTCGTCAATTATGTTGCACAAAACTCAGTAGCACCAGTTCCACAAGCCCCATTAATTAAACAAGATTTTGGTAATCAATCTGAATATTATTATATTTATAACTTTCAATATTGGATAAAATTAATCAATACAACATTCTCAGATTGTTTAAGTGATTTAAATAATATAGTAGTATTGGCAACTGGCTCTCCTTTACCTTCTTTAAATGCCCCTTTTATGGAATGGGACACTTTTAATAATGTTGCTATCTTAAACGCCGATATTGCCGGTTTTAATCAATCCTTAGGTCATCCTATAAATATTTATTTTAATAGTCCTTTATTCACATTATTCAGTTCCTTCCAAGCAGATTATAAGGGCTTCTCAAACATTACTAATGGTAAGAACTATTTACTTTTTGTAGGAGATGCAAACGGCACTAACAGTATTATTTTACCTACTTATACAGCTTTACAAATGTATCAAGATTATCCAACTGCTTCCCTTTGGAATCCTGTTAATGCTTTGGTATTTACAACTGGTACAATTCCTGTAAATCCTTCTCAAGTATCTGCCCCATTAGTATTAAATTCTGAAGTTGCTGAATTAACTCAAGGAGGTAACAATGCCAACATTTCTAATACTTTAACAGACTTTGAAGTGCCATTGACTGAAGGTTGGGAATATAAACCAAATGTATATTACAATCCAACAGCAGAGTATAGAATGGTTGATTTATTAGGAAACTCTCCATTAAATAATATTAGTATTAGTGTCTTTTGGAAAGATGCATTTGCAAATTTGAATCCATTCTACTTAAACTCAGGTTGTAATGCAAATATAAAAATATTATTTAGAAGAAAAGATTATAATCTTTCCAAATTTTAAATATAAGAAAAATCTTTAAAATATAAAAATTTATAAATATTTATAAAAATATTTATAAAATATATACTTTTCCCTAAATTTTTTTTGTAGGTTATATATATATATGTCTGAACAGTTCAAAACTGTTAAAGTTCTAGATGACCGTTTATGTGTCACCGATGAAATTGCCTATGCTGTCATTAAAGGTGCTCAAAATAACACTGTAAGTAGATTCCCTGCTATCGCCAAATCTACCTCTCAATTGGTTTTCAATGTCCAAGTTCCTTCTGAACAAACCCTTATCGACCGTAGAGTATTAATTAAAAATAAATGGAGAATTACTTTATCTGGTAATGCTCCAGCTGGCGGATACTTAGTAAATGTTGGCTCTACTGATGCCCTTGCTCCTTTCCCCTGCTCTCAAGCTTTCTCAACTGTTCAATCAACTATTAACAACAACACTGTCAATATAAATATGCAAGATGTAATCAATGCTTTACTCCGTTCTAATGACCAAAGAGAACTATTTGCTTTCAACGGCACTACTCCTACTGCTTTTGATACTTATCAATCATATGCTGATGCTGTATTAGCCAATAACAATCCTTTAGGTTCTTATGTAAATGTAGCAGACAATGACCTCCAACCCAGAGGTGCTTTCTACATTACTTCTATTGCTGGCAATACTATCAACGCTACTGGTGCCCCACAAGCTAAAGTCGTAGATGTAACCTTTGAAACTGCTGAACCTATTATGTGCTCTCCTTGGCTCTTTGCTGACCCTAAATCAAATGCTCAAGCCATCTATGGTGTGACCAACTTGAACTTTACTTTTAACTTAGCTTCAAATGCCAACAGACTTTGGAGAAGTGCCTCAAGTAATATTACTAGTGCAGTAATTTCTGAAGTTGTTGATTCTGAATTAATCTTTACTTTCTTAACTCCACACGCAAGTGACTTGATGAGTGCAAGAAATGTAGTACCCTACTACGAAGTTCCAAGATATATTTCAACATACACAATTGACCCACTTGGCTTAAATACTCTTACATCAAATACCTTACAGCTCAATCAAGTTCCCGATAAATTAATAATGTTCGTAAGACCTCAATTAGCTTCTCAAACTTCTAATTTCCCTGATTATTTCTTACCTATTAGAGGAATTAAGGTCAATTGGAACAATCAATCTGGTCTCTTATCTAATGCAACACCTTATGACCTTTACAGATATTCCCGTAAAGCTGGCTCCAATCAATCTTGGGCTGAATTCTATGGGTATGCTTGGAAAAATGACCCCGCCGGAGGTTCTGGTGCTGAAGTAAAGACCTCTGGTTCTATGCTTATGTTAAATATGGCTGAAGCTATTCAATTAACTGAAGACTGGTATGCTCCTTCTTCAATTGGTAACTTTAACTTACAAATAGAATTACAAGTTGTCCAAAATACTGGTCTCCCAGCTGGTACTAAATATGAACTTGTATTAATTACACTCAACAGTGGTGTTATGGTCACAGAAAGGGGTTCAACCTCAATTTTCACAGCAATTTTAGATAAACAGACTGTCCTCGATGCTTCTCAAAAAGAAGCCTATTCTGGGTCTGATGTTAAAAGAATGGTTGGCGGTGGCTTTTTAGACACCCTTAAATCAGTAGCTGGTAAAGTATTACCCGCAGCACTCCCAATAGCTAAATCACTTCTAGGTCAAATGGATAATAAATACGCCAAGATGGGCTCCGAAGTCTTAGGTTCTATGGGCTACGGTAAAAGCGGAGGCGGTGCTTCTGGTGGAAGACTCAAAAAACATCTAGCTTAAATTAATTTTTAGTATAAAATTATATTTTTAAAATATATAAAAAAATATAATTTAGTTTTTTTTTTCTAATCTATTATTATATATATAATGTCAAATGCTCAAGTATTCTCAAAAGTAAGCTACGGTAGTGCTGTATTAGAAGCCGGTACCAAACAAGTTGCCGACCCTGATGTCTCTGCTAACTCTAACATTCTTTTAACTTTAAAAACTGCCGGAGGTACTGTTGCCCCCGTCTCTGTAAGTGCTGTTGTTGCCGGTACTGGTTTCACTATCTTATCTACTAGCAATGTTAATACATCTACTTACAATTATGTAATTTTCAATTAAATTTCTTTAAATTATATAGTTAAAAAATAATTATATAAAATATTAAGATTTAAATATATAAATTAAAATCTAATTTATAAAATTAAATTCTCCTTCTATAATATATAATATGCCGTATGAAAATGAATATAATCAAAATCTAGCCAATGAAGTCGATGCCCTTAATAGAAAATTTCTTTTAAATGAAAAAATGACATTAGACCCAAAATCAATGGCTGAATTTAGTGGTTCTGGTAAATTATCAGGTGGATTTTTAGGTGCTCTTGCTGGTGCTGTTCTTCCTATGCTTTTAGGTAAATTAGGAGGTGGCGCACATAAGTGTGAATGTGATGAAGAATCTTTATCAGATGAAGAAGAAGAAGTACAAGAAGGACAAGAAGGTAAAGGTATGTCTGGAGGTGCTATGTATAACACTATGAGAGATAAAATGGAAGGAATGGGTAAAGCTTCTAAAGCTTATAAAAAACAATCTGAAGATAAATATAATTGTGGAATGGGTATGTCTGGCGGTTCTGCCTTTGGTGTTGGTGTAGGTTCTGTTAGAGATACAGGCGAAGGTGTAACTGATGGTCAAAATTTAGGTATGGGTAAAAGTGGAGGTAAGAAAAGAGGTCGTAAAAGTAAAATGGGTGCTGGAGTAGCTGGTGCTGGAGTAGCTGGTGCCGGTCTCAATTTATTACCCAAACTCGCAAAGGCTATGAAGGGAGGTAAAAAAAGAGGACGCAAACCTAAAGCAATGGAAGGTGCTGGAATTATAAGTGATTTAGGTATTCCTTTAATTTCTAATGTTGCTGGATTATTTGGTTTAGGTCAATCTGGAGGTGCTAGAAGTGACCCTTTTAGACCTGAGAAATTTTATCCTAAAGTATTAGCACAAACTGCTCCAACTGCTGATAAATCTGTCCCTCCTGCTGGAATTGTTGATTCTGCTCAAAATATTGGTTCCAATTTAAGTGGTTTTGGTAAAAAAGGTAGAAGGAAACAATCTAAAAAAGATAAAGAAGATGAGAAACTAGGAATGGGTAAAAGTGGAGGTAGAAAATCAAATCCTTGGATGGATTTGATGGCTAAAGTAAGAAAAGAACATCCTGAATTAAAAGGTGTTAAAGCTGTAGCTGAATATATTAAGAAAAATAACTTATATAAAAAATAATCAATTAAAAAAATATTCAATTATAATTTAAATTTTATAAATTAAAATCTAAATTATTATCTATCTTATATTATATAATGGATTTGATTAATAAAATCAATAGTGCTCAAAGACAAGAAGCAATTGATGAAGATAAAAAAATAAGTAAAAGGGCTTTAGATTCTGAATTTGCATTCGTTAAAAGAATAGGAGAAGACTCAATACCTCCTTCTAACACAGATAAAAGAGTTGGATTTAGTATTAATAGATATATACAAGAAATAAAAAATAATTTAGAAGCCACTTTATTAAATGTTCAAGAGGATTTGGCACAAGAGAGAAAACAAGAAAAGAAGGTCGTTAGTTTTGATATAGGGAAAACTATTAATTTATGGAATGAACTCGTTATTTATATGAAATCTTATAGACCTATGGAAAGATTAACTAATAAAGATATTACTGATTTTTGGGAATTAGCTTCTGAAAATCTTTTACCTCTTATTTATCAAATAGATGCAGAATTTGATACTCAAAAAGTATTATTTGATGCTACAGGGGCTGAAGAATCTTCTAGGTCTGAAGTTAGTGGCTCAACAGGTTATTCTACTTTAGCATCCGAAATGAGAAGGGCATATGAAGACGAAGAAAATGAAGCTCCTGAAGATGTTGATACTTCAACTTTCTCAGGATTAGGAGATGTTATTTTCCCTGAATATCCTTCTTTTAAAAAATTACAAAATTATATAGAAAATAAAAATTTATCTCTTATTAGTTCTGTTCAACCACAATTTAAAGAATTAGCAATGCAAAGGGCTCCAACTTTAAAGTCTGTTCCATCTAGAGAGGCAGTTTTAGCACAAGAAAGAAGAAATTTAGAAGAAGCTAGAAGAAGGGCGGGTGTAGAAGTCTTAAGAAGAGGTCAAGCAAGAGAGGGGTTACCTGCTTATGCAGATGAAAGAATGGACGCAGTAAGACAAATAGAATCAAGTTTGAGAGATAGATGGATGGATTTACAAAGAATGGATATATCTAGAAGAGAAAGAGAAAGAGTTGAAAGGGCTTTAATAGCTCAAGCAAGGGATTTTTTAGATGAAGTAGGTGCTGATAGAGAAGTTATTGAGAATTTAATTCAAAGGCTTGAAGTTGTTGGTCCTGAAGATGCACAATTAGGTGCTCCTCCTGCTGGTGGTTTATTTGGTCCTGATGAAGGATGGGGCAAACCTAGAAAAAATAAAAGAGTAAGTAAAAAAAAGATGGGTGATGATGAGGTACAATTAGAGATTGAATTTGAAGATAAGAAGCAACTAAATCATAATGATAAATCTATGAAAAAACCAGTTAAAAAAAAGTATATGGTTGCTTTTGATGATTCAAAAGATTCTAATTATTTAAAATAAATTTATTTTCTATTTAATTATATATATGGAAATTAGTCAAAGACGATTTATTCCTCAAAGTATATATAATTTAATCAAAATTCTTAAATATAAATCTAATCCTATAATGTTATTAGGTACTGCAGGATTAGCTTCTCAACAATATTATAGTGATTTTGATTTATTTTCTCAAATTGAAAAAGTTCAAGATAGTAATCAAGCTTATAATAAAATTCTTGAAATTATTAAAAAAATGGATTCATTAAACGATGCTTATTTTATTGAATTTAAAATACAAAATAAGAAAGGTGATAAGCTTAAATATAATACAATTGATGAATTTAAAAAAGAGGAATTTGATAAATTTTATAAAGATATTGATTTTATTAAATTAGATTTTGTTATTAGAATAGGTAATAAATTTATTGAATTATCTATTATTTACTCTTTTAATAAGGAAAAAATGACTGATGAAGAATTTATACAAAGTGTTGCTAATGATGTTGAAGAACAAAAGAAAGAAGGAAATGTATTTAAGGCTCTCAAAAGGGTCTTCGCTATTTATAATAATAAATTTATGAAAGATAAATTAGAGAATACTCAAAGATATATTTTTTTGA